GGTAAATGTTCTCAATAATCTAGTGTCCCCTTCTGACGACAGTAGTCCTATTAAGATTAATGTTTTCGTAAGCATGTGTGACGATGCGAAATTTGCATTTCCCAATTCTGAAAATTTGAGGAATTTGCATTATTTTCCACCCGTTTCGCCTGAGCCTGCAGAAACTAATCTTCCTGTCGACGAAGGAATTCTCATATCTCAGTCAGGAGTAATCAATGAGGCATCAAGTAAACCTGATATGCCCAATGGTGCTTCTAGCTTACAAACTATTGGAGAGCAAGCTCCCGCCGTAGATCACAATTTTGAAGTGTTCTTTGGTGAGGCGCCTGTTTCTCTGAGAGATTTGTTTAAGAGATATATTAAAACCCAAACTGTGTTCCCAGATCCACCAGGACAAGATATTTATCGCTTAACTCAATATCGCGAAAAAGTCTTTCCTGCGTACTCAGGATGGGATCCTCAAGGGCCACACATTTCCGAAGTAGATGGTTCCACAAGATTAAATACTGGTCAAACGACCTTTCTAAATTTTATGGCACCGTGTTATGCTGGATGGCGAGGTAACTTGCGCCGTAAATTTGTTTATCATGCGGGTGATAAGCCATCTTTACTCCAGCCTACTGTATCTGTTTTTGCAGAAGGACCTCCGGAGATCAATAACAAAGATCTACCGTTCTTCGCTCCCAATAATCAGATTAGGAAGTGGCTAAGCCACACATGGAATCAATGGGCCGCTGCTGGTAGTACTACTACTAATATTGGTATCAACAACACAATCGAGGTAGAGTTTCCCTTTTATAAGAAGGAACGCTTTGCCCATACGCGGGTTATCCGGCGTGATTTACTTGATGGTATCAATTACCAGCATGCGGTGACGAGCTATTCTCAGGAAGAGCCCGGATTGGCACGAGACGCAACAGCAACCACTACTTTTGACGAGTATGTGGCAACAGGGGAAGATTTTTCTTTATTCTTCTTCACTGGTGCTCCCGTTTTGTATAATTATACTGTCAATGAATTCTCTTAGTGTGCAACCCAGAAATTTTAGGTTAATAAACTTATCCCTAAAATCCCTCTTAATTTTTCAAATAATTTAAGTAAACAATCATACACTCGATAGTGTTTGTATGAATAATCGTGATAGTGAC